GTTTTTTGACTAAAACAAGATTTTATACAAAAACATTTCGCATTAAATACAGTATATCGTTTCAAACTTTACTGTACAATTAACTATTTAATTTACATCTATATTATATGACTGACTTCAATCAATCAGAAATTAACGAAGAAACATTATCACCAACTTTAAGAGAACAACGTGAAAGACAGCTCTACGAACAACAAGAGTTGGCCTTCTACCGTAGAAAAGCACAGTGGGAAGCTGAACGCCAGCTGGAAAAGGATCAACAAAGAGTTGTTTCTCGTTTAGATCAACCATCACTGTATGCCACGGAAGGAGAGAAGCGTAAAGCTAAGCGAAATAGAAAGTCAAGTAGAGCACTAGCTGCGTTACTAGCCAAGCACCCTTCTGTTACTAAGCTTGATTTCTGGTCAAGCATGAATCCTGAAGATCAACTTCGTTTACTAACGTACGCACAATCGATTTTACTTGGTACAGCTAGAAATGAAATAGGCGAACCGGAGGAGTCAGAGGTAGCCCTAACTCCTTTTCGCGAAGTTTAATGGACCGACCGAAATTTTAGATAAATGGGACGACATTTTTGAAGACTGGCTGGCCGATGAATACAAAGGGCCTGCGACTTTAATTGTAATTGAACAGGCGCAGAGAGAAAAGTTCACTCCCCGTTCAATTTCAAAACCTTGGGAGCCAACAAGAGATGCTGATATGATGCAGAGTTTTTCAACGAAGAACATTAGTTCAAGTGATAGTTCTGAATTTATTAAAGTACTTTCTGATGAATACCCAAAAATTGGCTTTTTAAGACCTAAATCATATTTTACAGCTTTCAAGAAACTTAAGAATACTACTTCTGCTGGCTTACCTTCAATGAAGAGTAAATTCAAATGGAAGAAGATATTTTCTGAGTTTTTAGATAAAGAGTACCATGGAATGGAATTTGATGATGCAGCTAAACAATATTATATTGACACTGCTAATAAAAATCATTATGCCATTGTTTTCACTAGAACACAAGAGAATGAGAAAACTCGAAATGTTTGGGGATATCCGGCCGATAGGGTACTTTTAGAGCAAAGATATTATATCCCACTCCTAGAATTGCAACAAAAGGAGAAGCCTTGGAGATCAGCGTTATCTGATGCGGATAAAATTGATAATCAAGTTACAACTTTGCTAGATAGGGCGAAGCTGTTGGGAAAACAAATTGTGAGTGTTGATTTTACATCATTTGATAATTCAGTTGCACCTGAGCTTTCTTTACGAGCTTTCGATTTAATCAGATCTTTATTCCAAAAGAATGATGAAATTGATTTTGAAATGAACGAAATAGCTAAAGATTTTACAAGTATACCAATTTGGACACCAACTAAACTTTTCGAAGGTAAACATGGTGTTCCAAGTGGCAGTACATTCACAAATGAGATAGATTCACTGGTACAATTCGGCGTGGCGAAGTCAAGTAAAGTGGTTGGAGAACTTTGCCAAGTACAAGGAGATGACGGCCTTTACACAGTGGATGAACGGGATTATAAAACGTTAATTAAAACATTTGAACGCTTTGGTTTAAATCTTTCAGTAGATAAATCAATGGTTGATCCAGATGAATGTATGTTTTTACAAAAATATTACCACCCTTATTTCCGTAAGCAGAATGGAATAATTCCAGGCGTATACTCAACTTATCGAGCCTTGATAAGACTTGTTTATCCAGAACGAGAACCTGAGTTTGGAAAGCTTAAATCAGCAGGGGTTAGCTTAGCAGATTATAACAGAATTAGAACAATTCAAATTTTAGAAAATTGCAAACACCATCCTTTGCATTATCCGCTTGTTCGTTTTGTTGATGATCTGTGGAGTGAAGAAGGC